CGATTGATCAAAGATCGTGAATGGTTGTTTGAAAATGCCGATTGGAGTGGTGGTTATCTTTACAAGAGATGAATCGAATAATTATAAGAATCCTTCGGGATTCTTTTTTATTGTTTATAGTGTATTACAAAAGTGCAGGATAAGTGTCCTGTTTTGTATAATCACGCCCCCGCGTTCGTTTTCTTTTGTTGTTTATAGTATAGCACCAGTGACCCATAAAGTCAAGGTTTTTTCAATAAGTGTATTTTATCAGACCCATAAGCACGGCTGATCGTTAAAGGTCACCACTAGCCTCCAGAGCTGCTACAATTAGGGAGTCAGCCAAAGGGAACGCCTCCCATGACTCAACTCACCGGTCAGGTTCTACTTCAGCACCGCACCAATTGCCGCGCTCAGGGTATTAGCAATGCGGGGATTGTTCGCTCCGCAGGCTACATCGGCCAGCGCAAGGATGGTAGTGAAAAGTTAAACTATACTCGTTATTATGAGGAGGTGTTAATCGCCAAAGGAAAGATGCACCGGATCAACGTCTACATCGGGAAAATTACCCCAATTGGTATTCAGCCAGTCCAGTCACATTCATTCACTACTTCTAGTAAAAGCTCCAGAAGTGTGTCGCGTAAGGTAAGAGAACTCGCCGATCTTACCGGTGTTCGTTGTAAACGAACCCTTCACGGTGACGTAGTTCGTTTGTACCTAAACAGTGGAGAGGTTGTAGCCTACAACATCCCGGCCTGAGTATAACAATCAGTGGCCCTAGAGTTCTTTATACTCTAGGGCCTTTCTTTGTTCATTATACTTTATTATTTTATGGCAGATTAAGTGTCTTGTTTTATATCATTGCGGCGCCCCCGCTTCTTTTCTTTTGTTGAAACAATACTAGGACGGATCAGGCCAGGCCACTGTATCGGTTGATACCAAACGGCGAATCCGACTGATAAGCCCTGCTGATCGAAACTGGCTGCTCACTGGCTCGCGGTTGGGCATCTGTGGCTGTAGAATTATGGGGCAGTCAACCAAACCGACCGATGGCCACCAGCACCGCCACCTATAGCGAGTTTTCCCGCTATTGCGGCCAGTTTGCTATTGATCCAATCGACGAGAGTTTGTATAACAAACTGATTCAATTCTTTCCTTTCTTTGAGGTATTCACTTTTGCGTGTGATGTTTTTGCTGGCAAGGTGGATGGTTTCACCATTCAATTGTGGCGAGCCGTGGATGATTGCGGCACCGTTGGTTATGGTCTAGCCCGCACGTATTGTTCACACTATGGGCTGGAGGATTGCTTTGTCGAAGCATACGGAATTGTAGGGGATTGGGAGGATCCTGAGAATGGTTCCCCCATCGGAATTGATGCCGGAGAGTTAATCGCGTGGGTTGATTCTCGCGCCTGATGTAGCAAACTGTCTTGGCCCACGACATTAAACTGGGCCAAACTCTTCACCTTTTCTTTATAGAATCATGGCCGTCTCAATCGCTAAGCAAAGGTCCGTTCTGTGTAAGCTTCCTTTACGTCAGCGTCTGGAGAGTATTGTTACTCTTTATGATATGGGGCAATCTAACCGGCGCGGGTACAATCCTTATGCTCTGGGGATCTATCTGGAACGCGCTAATCGGGTGGCTGATGAGGTTGAAGTCGGTGAACCTTTAGAGGTTTGTCTATCTCGGGGCTTCAATGATCGCCTGCTCGCGTACATTATGAAGCGAGTCTGACGCAGTTAGTATCACAAACTCATCCCAACATTCCGTGAGTTTGTGATACTATTACAGTTTGTAACAGACAGTTGACAGTAGGCCCGCCCCGTGTTATGATCGCGGCCTAGGCCTAACCCAAACCCATAAAAATTCAAAGCCTTTTAAAATAAAAACCCAAATCTACCCCCATTATCCCAATATTACATAAAACCCCCATTTTCCACCAAAAACCCGAACCAATTTACATTTTATAAAAAAAATCCCGCCGGGTAAAAACCAACCAAAACCCCCTTCATAAATAGTCGGCTCATAAAAATGACGCGACTTTAACTTAATTATTAGGAGATTATTAAAAATGGCAAAAGGTTTCACCGTAAAAGCAAAATCAAATAAAGAAGAAGATTTCAGGACTCTAGAAGGAATTATTCAGAGTTCCCAGAATAAAGAAGAAGTAGAAGAGGCCAAACAAAAACTTGGGGCATATTATCAGAAAGTAAAAGATAAAATGCGTGGTAAAAAAATCGTTTTTTGTTTACCCGGTAGAAGTTGTTCTTATACGTTCCTAAAGAACTTTGTACAATTATGTTTTGACATGGTACAAAATGGAATGAGTATCCAGATTTCCCAGGATTATTCTTCTATGGTAAATTTTGCCCGTTGTAAGGTCTTGGGTGCAAACGTTACTCAAGGACCATGGCAGGATCCCTGGCAAGGTAAACTAGATTATGATTGGCAATTATGGATCGATAATGATATTGTTTTTAATACCGAGAAATTCTGGCAATTATGTGATCTGGCCGTAAAGGACGAGCCTTATGAGAAAGAATTTGATAAGGAAGAGTATCCTTTATGGGATGTTTCTGATGAGGAATTGGAATCAATGCATAAGTCTGATTTTAATGTACGGAAGGAGCGGGTTCGGCGTTTGTCGAAATTTGTGAATCCTATGGTGAGTGGCTGGTATAAAACTGAAGATGGACATACTACATCAGTGGCCCATTGGCTAGAGGCCGATGATTTCGTAAAAAATGGTGGCGTTATGAATCATGAAACTGTCGAAAGTATTAGTAAGCGTAGTAAGCCATTTTCAGTTGATTATGTTGGCGGTGGGTGGCTTATGATTTCTAAAGGTGTTTTTGAGAATATCAAATATCCTTGGTGGGGTCCTAAACTTCAAACTTTTGAGAATGGTATATCTGACTACGCAGGCGAGGACGTGTCACACGCGTTAGACGCAAAGGAATTAGGTATTGAAATTCTAGTTGACCCAAGGATCTGGGTAGGCCACGAAAAAATTCGTATACTTTGATACTATTTATAAAAACCCCATAATATACAACTAAGACTTCACGGGAGAGTACTGTTTGTATAACGGGGGTTGACAAATCGGAGGACCCGTGTTACAATTCATGGGTCCTTTAAACGACATAAAATGAAAAAAGTTAAAATTAAACAACACGTTGGTTACTATTTTTCCTATGATCCAGAAGATCCTTAAGACATTATAAAAATCGCAAAAATCAAAACATGATAAATATCCTATATAAAAACCGAATAATTTATAATCATATTCAAGAAGAGGATATTAATAAAATTCTTCTTGAATTAGCCCTAGATGAAAACATTGACGAAAACGAAATTGAAATTGAGGAAATTTAAATGAAATCCAAACAATCTCAGGAAATCAATCCAGTCCAGAAAAAGAGCCGACAAGGAAATGGAAGAAACACCAAATACGCCGCAACATCAAGGAACGGGGCCAGGAAGAGGTCTAGGGGCCAAGGTAAGGGTTGATATTGAAAACTGGATCAAAGAGGTCTCTGTGGTTCGTCCTGAACTCGGAGGCTTTGCTATATGCCCCTTTGCCAAAAAGGCCAATTACGAAATCCTAGAAATAGATATTGATAAAATTTATCCAATAAAAGGTCTTGACGTTGTGATCTACGTTGTTGCTGAAGAAGACCTGGGTGCAATCAATTGGTGGGTTGATTTTTATAATAACAAATATAAGGACTGGTTGTTCTTTGAAGATTGTGCTTCTTATGATACCTTTATTGGTGGGGTGCAGACTAATAACGGAAAATATAATCTAATATTAGGTCAACCAAAAGAGAAATTAAAAAAATTTAGAGAGATATTAAAGAAGACCGAATATTATTCTTATTGGTCAGACGATTATTACAAAGAGATTGTTGGGGACGAGTGAACTATCCGGGATTTCCTCTTAGTTCAAATTATTTCTTTTTAGGTGCCCTTATAAAAGTGTCTCTAGTTGTAAAGTCCCTATCTCTTCCTTTATTTGGCTCATACCCATGTGACTTATAAAATTTGGCTAATTTGGTCTTCTTTCCTTTTTCTGGAGCCTGGTTAAGGGTTGATGTCATATCGTTTTTGTCAGCATAAGAACCTAGGCCCTTCATAATTCTTCCACCAATTCCTTTGCTTCTTAAATGGGGTGGGACCCAAAGGTTGTTTACCCTAATTCGATTAGATTTTTGATCATAAGAAGCATCAACATTTACTCCTCTGTGTTTCTTACCGTAGGCCTTGGAAATTTTATCTAATACTTCCTGCGATTCGGTTATAAACTCTTTATAAGTCTTCATTCTTTTACCCTTGCCGCCTGAATATTTGTAATAGGATCTCTTTTAGAAGCTCCCAAAACCCTAGAATATAAGTTTTCTCTTTTTTTCTTCCGGCTTTCATATCTTTAGACCCTGACATAACTTCTGCTGCCTTACCAGAAATAATATCACCTGGTTTTCCTTTTGCAACATCCTTTACATTTTTGGGGATGTCTCTTACAGTAGAATGATATTCTTTTCCTCTGGTGATTAATTCTTTTGGATCGTTCTTTTTAAAATCCTTTTTCGGTAAAACATCAACTGCGTGTACTTTTCGATTAGACCTATTTCCAGTTTGCCTCTTTAGTCTTTTTAGGAATAAGGCTCGTTGTTTGGTTCTTACTACTCTCTTACTTTTGTCATCGACTTTTGATGGCATTGTATCCTTCGCATAAGAAGACTGATTAGGATAAGTTGTAATTGCAGTAGAAGTATATTCTCTAGGGACAGCATTAAAATTTATTTTATTTGGACGCCTTTCGCTTGAGGTTCCTCGACGACTTCTTGTCATTCCGGCTTTTCTAAATGCGGCTCTTTCAGATGCATCCTTTTGTTGTCTTGATCTTCCAAGAGGCGATGAACTAGGCCCCAAGGTAAGCTGTCTTAATTTAGACTCGCCTAAAAACTGCTTATAAGTCTTCATAAAAATCAATCGAATCTAGAATGCATCAGTCGTTCTGCTTCGGCTTTTCTTGCTCTCCTACCTGCGATAATTTGTTCTGGAGAATATCTTTCCGAACCATATTCACCAGCTTTTGGTGGTTTTTGTCCTGGAACCTTTTTGACGCCTCTTGGTTGAACTCCTACCCTACCAGATCCCATTTTTTTTGCTACAATTTCAAATGCAAGATTCCTTGTTTTACGGGGAGTTCCCTTTTCGACCCGTCTTCTTTCCATAAGGACATTCTCCAGCCATTCATCACTCATGGCCTCTAAAATACGGGCAGCCGAATCATGATCATTGACATACCTTTCAGTTATCAGATAATCTAAAACTAAATTATTATATTCTTCTTTCATTCTAGATGATTCTCTTTTTGCTGAATCATCAAGTCTTTTACTTTCTTTTTTTCTTTCTTCATCAGATAGTTTCATAAATCCCGTATCCAAGGCTTCTTTATTTTTTTTGGCTCTTTTTTCTAATTCGTTTTCCTCATAAACCGCCAAATATGCCTCAAATAACTCGTCCATGTCTTTTTATTACTACATAAAACTATTTATAATTTTCCTAAATAGCACTGGTGATGGAACCACCACAAAAAAGTTCTCCCAATCCAAATAAGGAGAATAAAAATGACTGATCGAAATGTTGAATACATGAAGGAAATGTGGGGAACCACTCAATTGGTAACCGACTACAAACCAGAAAGAAAGAAACTTCTAAGAGAAGTTACTGATGAAAAATTTAAAAAAGAACAAGAACCAGTAGAAAATGAACTATTTGACGCCTGGGACTACGGCCTAGAATCACTAACCCCAATTAACTAATAAAAATATGGCAATAAGGGTCAGCAAACAGTTCAAAGATATAAGTGGTACTTTTAAAATCAACCCGCTAAACAGCGATGCGATTGCCATAAAAAATGAGACTGCCATTGCCAGATCCATTCGTAATTTGATTTTTACTTTAACCGGAGAGGTTCCATATTCTACAATTGGTAGTTCTGTAAACAGACTACTTTTTGAGAATATGGACTCTTTTACGGCAACCGCCCTTGAGACCGAAATAAGGGGAGTTCTTATAAACGAACCCCGAATAAATGTAATAAGTGTTGATATAGTTCCAAATTTTGAAAATAACGAATTTAATGTAACCCTTGTTTATGAAATTATAGGTATCGACGTACCACCTCAACAACTAAACGTAGCCCTTGTATCGACCCGATAATGTCTCTTACACAGTTTACTAACCTAAATTTTGATCAAATCAAGACCTCCATAAGAGATTATCTCAGGGCGAATTCAGATTTTACTGATTATGATTTTGAGGGTTCTGTTTTTAGTACCCTTTTAGACCTCTTAGCATATAATACATATTACACTGCATTTAACACCAATATGGTGGCGAATGAGGTGTTC